TATCTCTTACGTCTAGCCGAGCCATTTACTTATCCTTTTTTGAAACGCTTTCTTAACCATGATATTACTTCTTGGCTTTAGGCTTCGGTGTTTTCTTAGGTGCAACAGCCTTAACTGGTGCAACCTCTTTTACCGTTACTGGCTTGGGACGGTTGTGAATGCGGGTATCAGATTTAATTTGAGTCATGTTGCGCCTTCCTAAGTAAATAAAAGTTTCATTTTCTTGGCCATAGTCCCAGCAGCTTCATACTTTTTGCGCTGGGCCTGACCTTTCTTTTTACGAGCAGCAAGCTTTGCAGCCTTACGTGCAGCCACTTGCTCTGCAACCGTTGGGCCGCGAGGTGCAACAGCACCCCTGGTGTTCCTATCTCTGGTCTGGCGATCAAACTTTGCGTAATCGGCAGCAGCCTGTCTTGACCTTGCGGTTCTTGCAGGAGCGCCAGGCCTAGGAAGATAAGTGCCGCCACCAAGAGTTATCTTAATGGCCTTTCCAACAGATACGATATCAGACTTCACCTGTTGAAACGGCGTTTTCCCCTTACTCCATTCTTGAGGCATTACTTGCCACCCCCAAGCTTATTGGTAGTCGCCTGATCTGGCCCTTCCAAACGAGCAGGAGAGAACAATAAGCGCAAGCCACCGGTACGGCGCAAACGGCGGCGCTTCTGTACGCCCCTCATCTCTGCCCTCTCCGAAGACTCAGCACGTTCCTCAGAACGAGCCGTTGCCGCAGAAGCAGCATTGGTAGACTCGACTTGAGCTACCGTCTTGGCTGGAGCCGATCCACCACCAAAAATACCTGACATATCAAAACCTCACCATCATGTAGTAGTCGGCCCCATCCGGACCATACTTTCTCATAACACTTTCTACCTCAAAACGCAGTGCTTTGGCAAACCTAAATGCGGTATCGTTATTGACGTTTACGCACATCTGTAACCTTTTTATGCTATAATCCCCGATTGCAGCATCGCTTAACTGACGCGCAGCCCTTATAACCGATATCGCGTGGCGGTCTATCTCTTGTCCAGGGATCAACCACAGCTCTGATACGCCATCCCAGAACGGTCTAATCCCAAAAGCCGCTATAACCTTGCCTCTACCGATACCGGCCCAGCTTGTTCCAACTGCCGCATGGTCCCAGACATAATCAATATAGTTTGGAATCACGTCTACGAAGTCGCTGTTTTCTTTTTTAAGCTTTATCCTGGTGAGGTGATCGTAAGTTAGCGGAACGATATGCTCATCGTGACCCATTCGCACCTGTGGAAGTTGAACAAGTGCCATCAGAATACATCAAAATCTGTGCTGGCGTTGAAGGTCTGGCCACCGGCAAAGCTATTACCGTAGGTTCCACGTCGCAATCGACGTTGCTCACCACCACCAAGCATCAGATATCCGAACGCATCCCCACAGTGGGAGTGTTCATTCTTCACCGGCGCATCTTTAAAGCGATCCTGCCCAGCGCCCATAGAGATACGCTTGAAGAAATAGCCACCGCTCAGAGATTTCCGCAACCGCAAGCACTTCTTGCTCACAAGCAAACCTGGCTTACCACCGACCAGCCGGTTCATAGGCGCAGCAGCAGCCTCACGCCTTACATTGAAAGCGTTGCTATCTGTTGGTTGCGCCCGAAACCCAATAGATTGTAGGTGATCAAACGCTGTAACCTCATAGATCTCGTCGCGTTTGTTACCAGCAGGATCTCCCCAGATCTGGACTTCAGCCTTATTAAAGCTGGCCGCGATCTTGGCTATTAACTCCTGCCCGAAACGCTCAAGGCCCATATCAAACGTGACCAACTCATCTAGGATCTTCCAGGCACCACCGGATGTTCTCTGGCCAAAGATAGCAGCAGGGGTCAAACCAAAGTCAACGCCGATCTGTAGCGGGTATTGCGGGTCATACGTCACATCAGTAGACATCATTTCGTCGTCATACTCAGGCCACACCGGTCTGCCCTCTTGTACAAACGTGTACTTGCCTTCAGCGTAACATCTAATCCAATCGGCGTTCTTGCCGCCCAGCATCTGTTGGTAATAGCCATCTGGTAAATGCGTCTTGTTCTCAGCAGACGGATTAACCATCCACCACTTGCCACCGGAAAATATAAAATCATTTGCCTCTGGGTTCTCAGGCAGATCCCTTGCCGCCACCTCCAGCACACCACCAGGCTGTCGATGAAAGGTCCAAGGGAAGCGACCCCCGATCTGGTTCTTCTCAGCAAGCTCATGCCACCAGTGATCCGCATCTGGCGGGTTGGTGTCCATGATAATGCCGTACCATGACGCACCACCGTCTGATTTCGTAGGGTAACGGCCCACGCGGTGAGTTAATCCGTCGATCACAGCCTTCGGAAGCTCTCTCGCTTCGTTCACCCATGCGCCGGTAAGCTCAAGTGACAACAGCTTTCGCACATCTTGCGGCGTAGAAAGAGCCATGAATATAACTTCGCAGTCGATTCCAGGCGCGTTATCGCGTGTTGGCAGCTTTAAGTGGTGAGTAATAGGAGGTTGCCAGCGCATTGGCCCCCATACATCCTCCGGAAACAACTCCTGCCACGTCTTGATCGTCGTTGTTCGTAGCTCTGGATAGGTATTGCGAACAATAACAAACCGAGAATATCGAATACCGTCACGCGGGGATGGCTTTTGCTGCACAGCTTTGAGCATTATCTCAGCAGCACAGCCGTAAGACTTCCCAGATCCAACTGGACCCATCAGGCCACGAACAAAAGACTTGTCATGCAGAAACTTCCAGACCGTAGCAGACTTAGAAAAGTCCAGGTTCATGCTGGGAATGCTACTCATCGTCAACCTCATAGCCCGTAGACATATCCGGACCCTTCATATTGATCCCAATGATCGAAGGCTTGTCCACGTTGCTCTCAACATCCAGCAATCCACTCGCCTTGGCTAAGACACGTAGAACACTAACCTTGTCGAATAGCTCAACCGTAGTGCCGTACTGACCAACAGTAACCTTCTTAATCGCAGCCAGAGCCTCATCAGGGATTTCCTCAATAGGCTTAACAGCACCAGTATGGAGATCTATGATATCAGTAATACGGGCCGTACCCATCGCAATCAATTCAGTCGCAACAGCTTCCTTGTTCTGAGCCAAGGTCTCCGATCGACCGATCCGACGCTGCAACACTCGCGCACCGCCGAACCGACCAACAGGCGGGATAGGTTTTATCTTATCCTCTTTTTTTCTGGCCATTAGAACGGAATTGTATCGTCTAGCGGAGCAGCAGCCGGTGCAGATTGCTGGGGACGTGAACCATCATCCTCAAACAACTTGAGCCAAACCTCACCATCCTTGTTAGGAAGCGGTAAGCTCTCAAGCTTAATGCTAATTCCCTTATCGCCCTGGAAGGCAATACCATGACGCAACCAGACAGGCTTATCCCGACCAGGTACTTCTTTGGCTTGCACAACACTAAATCGCTTGCTCATGTTTATCTCCTATATCATGTTGCAGTGGGATAACGATATCGCCTAGCAAACGATATTACAATAGATATTCACCACGAGACTTCATCAAAAGACCACCAGCTAGATCCTCTATGAGATAGGGAAACTTATCGTGAGGTATCAACCCGACAAGCCTCCCATCAACATAAACACGCAGACCATCAGGAAACACCTCCCAGATAGTCACAGCATCAGTAGGCACATCAGCCATAAGACTTACGCATACGCTTCTTAGCAGCCTGTTTAAACGCAGCGTCAGTAGGCGCACCCTTAGAACCAGGCTTGCGCATCTTCTCATCAGAGCCAGCAGCTATCCGCTTCTTCTTCGCATGTATGTTAGCGTATAATCCAGTTTTCGTTTTAGGCATTGGGGTTCCTTTCACGGTTTTTCCAAAAATAGTTCTGTGGGGGACTGTAGACATAGGTGGCGGGGGTGGGGGGCAAGGGGTGGTGTTCGCGAAATCGTGCGGGATCGGTTGCTCAGAGGCGGGTGCCATTGCTGTGGCGCGTCCCTGTGGCTGTGCTGTCGATTGGGTGGGGGTGCCAGATCTGAGGCCGTCCTCGTGTGCTGCCCTCTCATTGCGTCTAGGTTCGTTCGGGTATGTCGGGTCATCAAGCTGCATCACCGGCGCTGTGCGGCTCTCTCAGTAGCTCTACCGCCTGATTGGATAGCATTAGCGCCGCCCGTTGTGCCTGATCGTTCGATACCCAGTAACCTTTCGCCATTGCTGCTGTGAAAAAGTCTGCTGTGAGTGACTGAAATTCGACCCTTAACATAGATAGGTCCAGATCATTGGACGTGTTAAGTCCAGTTATAGATTGCTTACCCTGTTCTTTAAGCATTGCTTCAGCTTCACCTAATTGGATCTGTTGCTTTGGCGTTAGCCTGGCTCTGATTGATTCCTCAAGTTTTAGGCTTGGATCGTAGACGATACGATTGGCTGTAGATTTCTGACCCTTGAAGAACGGCTTGCAGTAGGTGAGGTAGCCAAGCTTGCGAAGCTTTACCGAATGGTATGAGACGCCGGTTTTGCCTAGTCCTATGTCCTGCCCTATTCTTGCGAGTGATACAAAGGTTCTGCCCATTGTGTCAGCGTATGAACAGAACGCTACAAGCACCCTGAGTGTTGATGGTGTTATGCGTGGATCTTTGATTGCTCTGATTGGTACGACTGCGAACGCTCTTAGATCTTTGGCTTTAAGTTGCTTGGGTCTCAAAACGGATTATCCAATGCTGGATCTGGGTCGTTAATCTCTGGCACTGCATA